ACGTGTTATTCGCCTTTTTTGATATTATCGTAATCACCAGTTGATTCACCTGGGTTTTGATAATCATAAACATCATTGAACAAGTCAATCTCAGCTTGAGAAAGTGGAAATTGACCGTTTTTAAGCTTACCAACAACTGATGCTGTATAGCTAGCTTCAACGATGCTTTCAACACCTTCATCATATTCAATATCACCAATTTTGGCATATCCAAATTTAGCTGGATAGTAATCTTCGTCGTNTTCAGTTTCTTTCAAAGATTCGTCAACAATAACACGCCAAATTTTGACTGATTCACCAGTGTCATTCGCTTGTTCAAGTACATCGACTGCGGGGTCTTTTGGCGAAAATTTTGTTGTTAGTTCAATTTCATGAGCTGTATTTGTTTTATCAAGCAACAAACCTTGTTGAGTTTGTTCGTCTGAGTATTCAGCACCAAGTGTCAACGTTCCATCGGTACGATAAGCTGGCAAGACCGCAGCGCTGCCAAGCTCGGCATGAATAGATTGAATGAAGTAAAAAACCTTTTTACCAGACAATGGTTTAGCAGTTGTTACTGTAATTTGTTCTGCCATTTATTTCTCTCCTTTAATAAATAGTGTCAGACACAACAATAGAAACGTGATACACATCACGTCCTATGCTGTCATCTGGGATGATGTTAGCTGTTACATTTCGACGTCCTAACGCCCTTAAAGCTTTCGCTTTAATTTCTTCGGCATCAGTCCTGCTCGAACCATCTAAAAAGATGTCAATGTTTACCGTAATATCTTCAATAACAGCTCCTGTTTGCGCTGTCCGTGAAGTATCCGATGAATTAGACCCAATCACGATAAAAGGCTCTAAAACGTCAGAATTTGGCAAATAAAAATAGATTGGAATAGCTAACACTTCCAACCTATCGTGTAATTCTTTCAAAAATAAAGTGGATGGTGAATAAGTCGTCATATATCACCTATCTTTCGTATAATTTGCGTAAATTGCTGATTAGTTTTGGTCGCTCAGCGTCAAGTGCTGGTTTCAAGAATGGCTGCGCTCGCATTCTTCGGGTTCCTTTTTCAACATAGACTGCATAATGTTGTGGTGCGGTAACTTTATAAGTTAGATTGCCTGCTTTTGCTGAAAAGATTGTGTTTTTAAGCGCTCCAGTATCAACCGGCGCTTTTGTTTTAGCCATGCGTTCAATCCGTTTACTAGATAAGTCTAATTCACGATTTGTAGCCGTACGTGCCTGCTTGCCTTTGCTAGCGATTAATCTAACCATCTGGTCAACACCGTGCACTTTGAATTTAATACTCAAATGTAAATCACCGTTGAATTTTTATGATGTTTTTTGCCCTGTATTTTGCGCTTTTTGCCATTATAGATAACTTCAGAAAACCCGTCATGGTATCCTTGCAAATGCAATTTAAAACTATCAAGATTGTATTTTCCAAAAATACCCATCTGTTCGGCATTAGTCAGATTATCTTCTTGACAAGGAATTGGTTCGGATTGTTTTTTAACGACTTTATCACCTAAAAAATCGGATTCAGTCGTTTCAGTGATTAAAATAACACGCTTATTATAAATCATATNAACCTAGCAACTCCCTTCGCTTGATAGTTTCGACCAATTGCAGCACTCCTTAACGTGTTTTCGTATTCATCCAGATACTTATCCCAGTTAAACGAACGACCTTCTTCGCTATCAGCACTAGCGCCCTCCGAGTTCAAACGATTGTAGCGTTTAACAGCTACATCTCGAATAATGAAAGTTAAACGGTTTGGAACTTCTGTTAACTCGTTTTCGCTAAACTCGTTGAGCTTAGCAAGAACACGGTCAACACTTTCATTGATTGCTAATTCAATCAACTTATCCTGCGTTGTATCTTTAGCAGGAATACCTTTGAAAAGTTTAACTTCCTCTAAAATCAACGCTTTTTCCATAACCTAACTTACCCTTCTACTGGTGTAGACGCAGCTGCAGGTGCTTCAATAGTTGCTTCAATAACTCCTGCAGGAATTTCAGCAAACAATTTAAGAGCGCCAAAGAATACTGATTCGTATGTAAGGTTATTAAGAGAACGGTCACGACCAGACGCAATCAAACCAGTTTCATCAGTATAATCAGCAAACATTCCGCCAAGGTCAGAACCGTTCACATCAAGGTAAGCAAGAACGATATTTTCAACCGCAGTTGAGTAAACTTTACCTTGTGGCACGTTTGGCAATACAATAACGTTTTGCATCCCTAGGAAGTTTTTAAGTAATGTCATCCCGAATACGTTAGATGCATCAGCNCCNACTGCTTTATCACCAAGATAATCAGCAACATCAAGTGAGCTTACAAATGATACGATTGGTGAACCATCAAATTCAGAGAATGTTTGAAGTTTACCCCATGTTTTAGCAAGTGCACCTTGAAGACCTGTGCCAGTAACTTTTGTAGGTTTTGTTTTAAGGAAAGTGAAGAAATCAGTTTTAATACCGTTTTGGATTTCACGCATTACACGTTGGTCCGCTTGGTCAATTGCCAAAGATGCACCATGACGTGCGATAGCTTCAGCAGAAACGGCACGACGTTTTTTGAACCATTCAACTTGATATTCTTTGTCAAGCGCACGAGTCACTTTAGAAAGTGGAATTGTTTCACCTTCACCAACACTTGTTTGGTCAATATCAGTTTCCCATTTGTATGTACGGATTTTCATGTCAGCTGACAACGGTTCTTTACGTGTCACGCCGAGCAGTTTCAAAAGTTCAGAGATATTAGTACTAAATTTGTTAACGAAATCAATTGATTTGATTTCGCCTAAATCGTTCATAACAGTTAATTTTTCTTCAGCCATAAGTTAGCCCTTTCTAAATAATTCCAAATTTTCCGCAATGAGTTTCTGACGCTCGCTTGCATCCTGAATAGCCATAATTTCGGCTTTAGTCATTGCACCCGCTGTTGCTCCACGACGTGGTTTATCTTGCGTCAAACGCTCATTCACGCGCTTTTCAACAGCTTCATCAAATACCTTTCGAACACTTGCAATGTTGTCTTTAACAGCTTCTGCAGTATCTGCCATGACCACGTCAAGAAATTCGATTGGTAAACCTTCGTCTGACAAAAGACTTTGTGTTTCAATACGCAATTCTTTGACTGCGATTGCTTTCTCACGAGCTTCAAGGTCTGCTAAGCGCTTAGCCTCTTCCTCTTTAGCACGTTCATCTTTTGTCAGTTTTGCTAAACGTTCACCTTCAGATTGCGCTTGTTTAATTTTGTCTTCAGCGTCTTTTTGTGCTTTGGCCACTGCACGTTTGACGCGCTCTTGGACAATATGGTCAAGCTCATCTTGAGTGAATGTTTTATCCGCCTCAGTAGTCCCAGTATTGTCGACTCCTTCTGTTTCAACTACTTCAGTGTTTGTTTCTTCTGCCATGTTGGCTACCTCCGTTTTAAGTCTGTAGTTAGACTGATTATCCTTGCACCTTTTAACGTCTTAAGCAGTTTTGGACAAAACTTTATGTTTTATTGATTTCACTTTTATTATTCAACTCATCTTCATCAGGGATGACAGCAGAGCGGCAATTGTAATGGAATGGCGGTGCGGTGACACCAGTTTCAAATTCATCAATTTTATATAACTTATTTTCCTTAGCAATCGCTCGACAAGTTTCTGACGTCCTATTGTCCAAATGGACAGAAATACGATAGTATTTTAATCCAGATTCTTCATAGCGTTTTATTGCTGAACGATTGACAATAGCCGTCCCGTCAGTCCTGATAAGTGTTTGCGCTCGTGCCCTTGCTACGTTGTACTTCTTAGCTAGCTCACTAGCCATGCTCCGAACATTATCACCACGAATGAATCCACGTTTTAGAACTTCCCTTAGGTCTTTAGCTAAATTATCTGTATTGCCCCAAACCTGTTCAGAATAGTTGTAACCGTTGAAAGGCGTATTGATAAGCTCTTTTAATGCTGGTTCGTTCAATGCACCACTATTGCCGCCCATGATTTTCCTATAAGCATATTTGGCTGTTGATTTTAAATAGTTTTCAAACGACTTCTCAATAATGCCCTGCATGACACCGATTTTATAAGTCATTTCAAGGTTTAAGGCATCAAAGCGCGTGACTTTTGAGCTGGCGTATTGCTCATTTAATCGTTTAAGCAATTCTGGGTCTTTCTCAGCCTGTTTGCGGTACTTCTCAGCGTTCGCTTGATAATCTGATAAGTCAACACCTCTAAGGCGTTGTAGAGCATCAGAATAGCTCATTTTGTTATCATCAGCATATTTAGTTACAAACGCAAATAAATCACGTTGAACTTCTGCGCTATGTTCGATATATATTTTTTGCAATTCTTCAAAGACATCGATNTCAGTCGAATCAACATAGCGCATGATGTCTTCCGCCCGATTCCGCCAATAGTTATCGTGCTTCTTCGCTGTTCTCTTCGCCATCAGCATTTACCTCACCAAATCTTGGCTCTGGTTCTTGTGGTTCTTCAGACTTCAGACGTTTCATTTCATCTTCAGCATCAATTCCAGTCACCTGCTCCAACAATTCGTAAACCGTCTGGTCGCTTACCACACCAAAAAGCGACTTGGCAATGTTTGCAATTTCGGCATCATTTTGCGGCAAATTAGGGCTAAAGATGACGTTTGTCTGGTTAATTGCTTGATAATTCGTTGCTTCATTGCCTTTAATTTTCCAGACGTTGACCGCCAAACGCAAACGTCGCATAAGTCCTTTTTTGAACAATCGTTCTTGTTTGCCACGGTAATTATCAGATGCCATCAGCTTATATTTCATGGATTCGCCAGATTGGATGCCGCTGAAATTATTATCAAGAATATCAGGCGTAAATGTGAAACGTAAAATGTCGTTAACCAAACGTTGCTTGTATGCTTCAGCACCAGCCGAATCGTATTGCTTAACTAAGTATTTCGCATCTGGCTGTGATCCACCGGGATTCGGATTGTCATCAAGTACCGCAATTTGTGCTTTCTTAAATCCAATCGCCACGCCTAAACGACCGTTGGGGTTAACACGACCATCTTCGAGATAATCGTTATCGTCCGAACCAGTGTAAGGATTGCCAGTGATTAGCAAAATAGCGTCGTTACTATTTTGTTGAAAATTAGCCAGCTCCGATTGCGATAAATCGTAAGCGTCAATGTCATCAAGAACCGACTCGTAAGCACCCGTGCGGTCTTCGTTGTTCTTAAATTCGTTGATAGGGACACCCTTTAGATAATGCTCTATTTCATCAACTAAACGAAGCCCAAACGCTTCTTGGTTGTCGTCAACATAAGTATAAATCATATCATCCGAATAGACACGCACCACCATTTTGCGGTGACCCATGCCGTAATCAACCTCGTAATAGTTGACACCCAACAATGATTTTTGTTGGTAGGTGTCATCGTAAATAACAAACGTCTGCTCTGGTGCTAAATGATACAGTTTTAAAACAACATTGCCGTTCTCGTCTTCTTCAGGGTTCAGCAACTCATAAGCACGCCCATAAATAGATAAGTCAGTCTTAATCAAAATATTATGATAAGCCTCATTTGTCTGCACAGAAAACGTATCAATCAACTCTTGTAGCGTTTTATCCTCATTAACATACTTAACAGGGTTGCCCAACATATAACCTTGCTCGAAGATTGTAATGTACTTAGCAAAGTCGCTTGAAATACGATTATCAGCCGCAAACTCGTCCGTTTTATCAGGACGGTACTTGATATTATTATCACCTAAATAATAGCGCTTGAGTTCTTTCAGACGGGCAATTTGTAGCTTATGTGTATTGATATATCGTTTTAATTGTTCAATCCAATTTTTAGAGCCAAAATCAATAGCTTCATAGTCTTCCGTCAGCATGATAATTTGGTCGTTACTGTGTGGATTAAATCTGGTTTTAGATAAAAATTTTACCATATGTCACCTCAAAATAAATAACTTGCTTTCTTAGTTTTCTCTCTCGTGTTGCTCCCTTGGATATGATAACGCTCAAGACTGTATCGCACTGCGTCGATAATGTGGTTGTTTGCATCTATTGGCTCATTCAACCACTTACCATCCTTATCCTGCTTATAGAGATAGGTGTCAAATTCTTCAATAGTCTTGACACATGATGGATGGATATAGATTTTAAACTGTTTAATGAAGTCAATGCCTGCATTGATTGACCCAGCTCCTTTAACTGATGGGGTAATTCTGCTGATGCCTTTAGCTCTTAATTCAGCTATTAACCGTGGTTCAGCGCTATCAGCCGTTATCAAGGCATTCTTCATATCTGCATCTACAATCATGTTGTAAATGTCCTCTGTCGTCATAGCGTGTTCATAGTGTTCAGCATAAATCCATAGCTCTTTGTTATCCAAGTCAACTGCAAGCCTTGGAAAAGTCGTAGGGTCATGAGTGAAACCAAAGTCAAGTCCTGCCGTTGTCTCACCTACACGTTTGATAGTTGCCTTAATATCAAAGTCTCTGATTGTGTAATTTTCAAAGACGACCCCTTCAGTGACGCCCCATTCACCGTCACACACGATACGAGCACGCTTTGGATTAGTGATATACAAATCTTCATAGCGCTGTCTATCGACATCATCTAGCCATTCGTTACACTTGTAAGTAGTAGTCAAAGCTAACGTATCAGCCCGTTGCGTGTCTGTATCGAAAAAGACACGTTTCAACCAGTGCCTTTCATTCCACGGGTTGAATGTCACCGTTATCTGTTTAAAGAAGTCAGGAACGTCCAAGCTACCACGAATTGATTCAACAACCGTACTGAATTTGTCCTCTGTTTCGATTTGATAAGCTTCTTCGAACCACGCCCAGCACAAATTCCCAACGTCAACAGTAATGGACGTGATTTTTAATTCATCATCCAAGCCCCGAAAAAGAATTTTTTGCCCTGTTTTTTTTATGGTGATTTCAGGCAAGCTATCGTTGAATTTAAAAAGGTGTGTGACCTTTAATTGGTTACACGCCCACTTAAAATCAGTATAAGTTGATTGCTTGTTGGTGTTTGAGAAACGCCGAATAACAAGCAAGTTTGCCCAAGGGTATTTAAGCAGCCTTACAACGTAGTTTAACGCTGTTGTTTTTGATTTCTTTGAACCACGCGAACCCTTGACAACTCTGTAAAAGTTCTTAGAACGCCAAAAATCACCATATCCGCCNCCNACCANTTTAGGAAGGTCAACNATAACATNGTTAGTCTGCNATNTCGTCTTCATTCGCAAACACCACCGTTCCTTGCACTTCGACTTCCTGCTTATCAGTAAATAACCTATAACGTTTTCCAAGCAATTCAGCTGCTTTAGTTCGTGCCTGTACTGGTGGAATAGCATCGACAACTTTCTGTTTACCTTCACCGTCCAAAACAAGCAACGGTTCAGTCTTTTTACCACGCATTACAGCTGTCAGGTATTCCAAGACTTCTTGCTGGTCTGCAACTCGTTCTGACTGCAACTTTTCCAGTTGTTCGTCTATATAGGCTTTAACGTTAACATTCCGTAACATTCTTGATGCTGCTGCACTTGCAACTTCATCCTTCTTAACATTCGGATAGGCTTTTTTATAAGCCTTTGTAGCATTCAAACAGATGATGTACTCATCGGCAAATAT